TTTTGAGTCATCTTCGTATAAGAATGCTAGGTAAAAACTAAGCATTGTGTCTATTGTTGCGATTTTAATTATTTTCCCGTTTATTTTAATTGTATTATAACTACTGCATCCGGTTGGTTCATAAATAAATACAATAGGTTTTTTATTAACAGAAATTTCAATGTGAGGAGATACAATGTCTCCGATTGATTGTTTATTTTTAATTTTAATGTTTTTATATCCGTCTGATTTTAACATTTCTTCTATAATTCTTGCTATTTTATCGGGCTCTTCAGAAATAACATCAAATTCAGGTGTTCTATTGTATTTTTTACGTATAATATTAGAATATAATGAAAAAGCGTATCCACCAAAAAACACAACTCCATATGTTATAAGTCTATTTTTAACAGAGTTGTATAGTTCATAATCTTTATTATCATCATGAACGTCATCGTTTTCAAATGTTTTTATAAATAATTCTTGTTCGCATTTTTCTCCTTTAATTGGATAATTTTTATTTAATAGGTTAAGTCGTTTAAATACTTTTTCCCATCGGCTTACATCTCCCATCGGACGAGATAATTCCAGGTACATGGACATGCGAAGAAAATTAGGAGGAGCATAATAAATCCCGTCAACTTTAACAGCGTCATTATATATCATTTTAAATAATTTCGGTTCTATATTAGTGATGTCTGCTACAGGTAAATAATTTACAAACACTTTATATGTTCCAAAATGTTGGCCTGCTTTTGCTTCTACGTCTTTGTATCCGTTTGAATGATATATATTGGCTAATTCAATTGCGTCATCTACGGCGTTTGATGAGAAAAAATCATAATCGGGCAATTCAATATTTTTATCATAGAATTTGTCATCGTTGGGTAATAAATTATTTATAGCGGTTCCTCCATAACAAATATTTTTTTTATGTCTTAAAAATTCTTCAACGATTTCAATGATTTTTTTTACTTCTGGAGAATTAACCTGTTTTTCTCCTATTTTTTTCTCAGCTAATTCAACCGCATTTCTTAAAATGTCTAATTCTCTATCTGAACTATTTATTATTTCCTGTTGTTTTTTCATTATATATAGAGATGAGAATATAATGAAATAGACTAAAATATATTAATAATATAATAAACTGGTATGAAATAGTATCTATTTATATTTATATCTCAAATTTATAGTAATCCGATTTAACCTGTCGTTTTTCATATGAATAGGCTGGATTAGGAGGAGGAGGAACGGGTATCGTAACAGGTATAAATCTCAAATTTTCGGGTTTCAATACAAATGCTGTATTTTGTTCTTCAAATAGTTTATTATAATATTCTAAATTATCGCTTTTACTTTGTAAAGACATTCCAATCATTTGAGATCCATATGTCATTGGTAATGCGGCTGATATATTTTTATTATTTGCCGATTTATCAGGTAAAACAATTGTCATATTTTTCTTATTAAATTCAGTTAATTCGTTAAAATCCTGTATATTTTTGATTTGACTAAACGTATAATTTCTTAAAAATATAGAACCCGATGCAATATTGACGTATTCATCAAGTGGTGTTTGTTGGTATAACGGATTTTTTCTATCAACCATTACAGTAACTTTACCCATTAATTTTTTAATAGGTTCAGCTGATAAATTTTTCCCTTCAAATTCGTAGCTATATTGTTTATCTAGCATTTTTGTTTGTAAGTTTGTATATAATGATTTTGCCATAGCGTCGTATATTTTTACATTATTACTCATTATTCTGAAATGAAGTAATATGGGATCATTTGCGTTAGGGCAAGTACTATTGGAGAATGCGTAAGTTGATATAATATCCATTGCTTCATCAAAATCAACACTATTATAAGAGCCCTTTGTATAAAAGTCTGATGCGGGTGATACAGCGATAACTGGTTTATCATTTAATGAATAAATTTCAAAATCTAAGCATCTTGCTCCTTGTTTAATTGCGTTTTTAAGAGCACATATATTAACAAAATCATTTTTGAACTTTCCTGCAGAGCAGGCGTTATAAGCGGTTTTAATATAATAATCTCTTAAATTATATATTTGTTGGTCATTATTGATTGATGTTATTTTTGGGAATTTTGGATATAATGAATCGAGATTTTTACAGTTTGTCTTATTTCTTTTAATGGTTGTTGTTGCATAAACGATGGATAATATAATAATAGAAATAATAATAGCAAAAGATATCATTTTAATTATACTAGTTCCGCCGGTAGCATCTTTTACCATGTTTATTACATTACTTATATTTGTTTTAATATTTGACATCTTATCGCTTACATTTGTTTTAATATTTGACATCTTATAATATTATAATATATTTTATATAATAATTTATAAGTTTAAGACTATTAAAATAGTTAAATAATATTTATATAATATATATTATGCCTGGCGGCTTACTAAATATAGTATCATACGGACAACAAAATATTATTTTAAATGGTAACCCTTCAAAAACGTTCTTCAAATGTGTATATGCGAAATATACAAATTTTGGACTTCAAAAATTCAGAATTGACTTTAACGGACAACGCTCACTAAGATTGACCGAAGATTCAAAGTTTACATTTAAAATACCTAGATATGCGGATTTATTAATGGATACTTATTTGGTAGTTCAATTGCCGACAATATGGAGTCCTATTTTTCCTCCACAAGATTGTAGTGGAAAATGGGTAGAATATGGTTACAAATGGATAAAAAATTTGGGAACTCAAATGATAAAAGAAGTTCAAATATCTATAGGGGGTCAAATCATAGCTCAATATTCGGGTCAATATTTATATAATATGGTTGAGCGTGATTTTCCTAATGATAAGAAAAATTTATATTATAAAATGACCGGTAATGTAGCTGAATTAAATGACCCAGCAAATAGCAATGGTAATGTAAATATGTATCCTAACGCATATTATACCACAAACCAGGCTGGACCTGAACCGTCTATTAGAGCAAGAAAATTATATATTCCTATTAATACTTGGTTTACATTGAATAATAAAATGGCATTTCCTTTGGTTGCTCTTCAATACAATGAGTTGATTATTGATATTACAATGAGACCAATACAAGAATTATGTGTTATTAGAGATGTAGGGGATGAAAATAATGTGTTTGCATATGTCCAGCCGAATTTTAATAATCCTTATCAGGGGTTTTATAGATTTTTACAGCCGCCTCCTGATGTTGAACTGGAAGTGAATTCATATGAAGATAAACGAACCAATTGGAACGCAGACATTCATCTTATAAGTACGTATGCTTTTTTAACAGAAGAAGAAGAGAAAGTTTTTGCGTTGAATCAACAACGTTATTTAATAAAAGAAGTTCATGAATATAAATTCAATAATGTAACCGGTTCTAATGTTGTTGAATTAGATACGCTTGGTATGGTTTCAAATTGGATGTGGTATTATCAAAGAGATGATTCAAATTTAAGGAATGAATGGAGTAATTATACAAACTGGCCGTATGATTATTTACCATATGGTATTGTAAATGCTGATACAGCCACTCAAACTTTGCCAAACCCTTGTACTCCTCCTATAACACCAAATATTAAACCTAATGAAAATCCTAATGGAAATCCTACTGGTTATTTTATTACTCCAAATTATACCGCTCAAAACGAGAAGAATATTTTGAGACAATTTGGAATATTGATGGATGGTAAATATAGAGAAAATATGTTTGACGGAGGCATTTACAATTATGTAGAAAAATATGTAAGAACTTCTAGTAATTCTCCTGATGGCTTGTATTGTTATAATTTTGGTTTAAAAACCGATCCATTTGATTTTCAGCCAAATGGTGCGATTAACATGAGTAAATTTAAAACAATAGAAATGGAATTTTCTACAATAACTCCGGTTCTTGATCCTTCTGCTGCGTTTTACCAAATATGCGATCCTGTAACCAAAACGATAATTGGTGTTAATAAGCCATCTTGGATTATTTATGATTATAATTTTAATTTAACTGTTATGGAAGAAAGATATAATGTGCTTACATTTATGTCGGGTAATGCTGCTCTTGATTATGCTAGATAATTTTATAAATCTATTATATATAATCTTCAAGCGTGTAGATTGATTATTATTATTATTAACAACTGTTATATGCGTCTGGACCGCATTCGGTAAATGTTCCAGTAACATTCATTCCACAAGGCCATTTTCTAACATAGGGTGACCAATCTTTATAAAATGTATCTTTATGATTTACATCAGTTGATTTTAACCCATCCATTTTAGTATTTGTTTTTGATGTTTTATTTTTGCCTTTATTAGGAGATGGTTCATTATCCTTTTTATTATTGTTATTGTCATTATCATCTTTATTCATTTCATCCTCGCCTTCATTTGCCAAGTCGCATGGTACCGCCATTTTTTTATATCCACACCCTACACAACACTCATCGTGTTTACATTTATCCGATTTATCAGGGCATACATACGGGCATTTTCTATGACAATTACCATCTACATCTTTATATATGGTCGTTGGACAAGTATCATTTATTTTATTTGGTCTTCGACAACCTTTACCGCATGAATTATCATCGCATAATATTGTTTTATTAGAAAAATGTTCTTTTACATTTATAAATAATCTTATATAATATTTATAAAGCGAATAAATAATTACTACAATTAAAATAGGAATTAAATAATTTAATAATATTTTTGTTAAATCTATTTTCATTATATAATAATAAATATATAATAAAAATATATAATAAAAATATATAATAAAAATATATAATAAAAATATATAATAAAAATATATAATAAAAATATATAATAAAAATATATAATAAAATATACAATTCACTATAATACTTATTTTTGTTTTAACCAGTAACCGGAAGTAATCCATTCATTATTATTTTTCCATTCAGTTAATTTATTATAAAAAGTCTCATAATTATTTTCTAGAAATTCTTTTGTAATATCCGTCCAATTATCTACAATAATAATTGGTATTTTTTTATAAAAATAATCTAAATTATTTTTTTTCATAATTGGTATTGTGTTAAAAAAGATTGATTCGTAAATGCGATGTGAATCTACTTTATTTCCTTCAGGTGATAAAATATATTTAGATCTACGAATTTTTTTATAAAAATGCTCTATTGGTATTTGTTGGTCTTTATATACCCAATTTTTATTAATAAACGCATTTAAACATTCTATACGTTTTATTTTATTTTTATTAAGAGAGAAATTAGAATAAATTAGTATATCTTTATCTTTATTGATTTTGATATTTAAACTTTCTTGAAAAATATTTTGTACGGGTAGGTTGTTTATGAAACCAACCGGAATAGGCGTTACGTGTTTGTTTATGACAAGTGAATTGATTGAAAAAATATGATTTGTTATATTATAAAGATGATTAAAATGTTCCAATGTAAAAGAGAGTATAGAATTATGTATAATTAATGTGAATTTATGTTTTGGTGGATTATGCGATAATAACGAGATAAATTGTATAAAATAATCTAAATTTAAAAATACTATATCATTTTCTTCAAATAATTCAGGTTTAAAAATTACTTGATAATAAGGACAATAAGACCATTTTGCTAATTTATGAAATTCATATCCGGAAACAAGAGACATCATCCTAATAATTATTAATAATATTAATAATATTTATATATTTTAATTATTTTAAATATATATATATGTCAGATTTATCTCCGATTGAAATGAAAAATGAAAATGTATCAAAAAGTAAAAGTAAAAATAAAACAAGTTGGACGAAGTTCGGTAAATCAATATTATCAAATTTAATCTATACAATCATATTAGGATTTATTGGTGCAAATTTTGTTTATATAATGTATGCTGATTTAGATTCATGGTTTCCAAGTAATGGTTCAACTTTACCTTATCAAACGACGAAGGTAGCGAATGGTAATAGTTTCAAAGATAAAATATCAAAGATGTTTAGTAATTTTAAAGGAGGATCGTCAGAAGGAATAAACAATGAAAATGATAATAAAAATTTTTGTAATAATTTGGAAAATTTAGTCCGAGGGTCAGATGATAAATTTAAAAAATTTCATGATAAAATAGGTCTTCAAGAGTTTGGATTTCCTTATAGCTGGGTTTCCAATGAATCAGGAATATTGAATATTATTAAAAGTTTATTTGGCGAATCCGCAAAATACTCATATGTTAATGTTAGAGAATTATTAAAACGAGTTTTAAAATTTTTCAAAGGATTTGAAACAGTCGGAGAGAATATGTTATTTGTATTATCATTACCAATATTAATATTATTGATGTTATATCAAGTGCCTTTGATTGTTGGATTTGTTACTACATATTTTTCATTTGTTGGAAGTTATTTTAATTTGATGCCGAAAAATTATGGATGGATATTAACGATTATAATCACTTTTTTTACAATGGCTATATCTATACCAACCGGGTTATTGTGGTCCTTTTTAATTGGAATGTTTCAGATGGTTCAATTATATGTAACATTGTTGGCGATGCCCTTATTTGACATTGATGTTGTAAGAGAGATTTTGTATTGTAAATCTCATATATTATTAATATTCTTTGTTTTCTTAACCATATTATCAGCATTTAAACACTTGGAAGATATATTAGCGGTTGTTATGATGATAACATTAATCATTTTAACATATGGTGGATTGAAAAAAACGAAAAGAATATAAAATATATAAAACTACATATATTATTTATTATAAATAACATAAATAATATAAAACATACTACATATATTATGAAATTAATGGTTAATAATAAAAATAAAAATAATAAAAATAATAAAAATAATAATAATAATAAAAATAATAATAATGTGTGTGTATACTTACTTACCTACTAAACAAGCATGATAACAACAATTTTCATGGATTTTCTCTGTGTTTGTTTTGTTTTTTGTTTCTTTGAGA